GTCGATAGTTTGTATTCTGTATTGTGTGCTGTACCCTTGCACAGAACAATTTTGTATGTATATACTGCTATTAACTTTTAATTTTGTTTGCGGAGCAGGAAGTACAATTGTAATGACACTGTTCACCACTGTGTTTGCTGCGGTAATGGAAGTCGGAGATACTACTGTACCGTCGTCGTAGGGAATTTTTCTCACAAGAGTGAGTTTTTTAGTCACACGATTCCACGTATAATTAATGTAACCGCCGAACATCATCATGGCTAATTCTTGGTACTGTGCAAATAATTCGTAGTTTGTTAGTCCACCTACCCTACCAGCAACCAACATATAAGTGTTCAAATATCCCGATGCAAATGGTTCAAATTGACTAGCTGTGGTTCCTGTGGTACTACCGATGCCTCGTCTAAAGATCTGTCGCACTTCCATTATGTTGTTTGGCAAAATGTATTCTTGTACATTGGGCAACAGGTCTAAAAATGCGTAACTTTCTTCTACCGCATTTGATGCTTTTTGCCTGTATTTTGTTAACGCTTGTTTTATAGCAAGATCATAGTGCTCTTTGTCTAATTCAACATCCACAATCTGATCACCTAGTCGTAGACGGATGTAATCAGTCATGTCATTGCGAAGCTGATTAAGAGTTTGAATCTGTTCGTTAGCCGCTATTGCACTTTCCTGGCTAATAAAACCTGGACCGTCGAGACTCTTGACTCTAAGGCTCTGATCGTTTCGTAAATTGGGTTGTATTACAACTTCTGTCATAAAAAAGTCCTGTTAGCAATATTTAGCTAACAGGACTGTGGTTTGGGGAGTTAATCGTTATGCTGTTTTTAATAGCACAATATCTGCACTGATACGCCCATTGAGCTTAGTTTCTGTGGCTTTGATTTCATCCAAAAACTTACGCAACTGAATTTTTCCCGCTTTTGCAAATTCCTTGAGTTTTTCATCAGGCTTACGCAAAGTCTTGCAAACACTCTTATCAATATCAAATCCATCAATCGAAGTTCCTTTGATAGTGAGCTGTTTGTAACTGGCAGCAATATATTTGCCCAACTTTCGAGTTTTAGTATTATAAATCCACAGCTCTTGAGACCCAATGATATCTGCAGGATTAATAGAAACGATTTTAAGGGCCTTGTCTTCTTTGGCGTACCTAAGTTTAGCCACCAACTTTTCTTTGCTAGGAGCCTTTTTAACTCTTGCTTTTTTAGTAGCTTTCTTGACGCCGCGATATTGCTCAATTGCTGCCAGCAGATCATCTATCCATTTAATGTGTTTTTTAAAATCTGCTGCTTTGTAATGACGGTAGCCTTCTTTTAGCTGAGGATCTGTTTTGAGTTGAGCTTCTTCTAGTTCAGCTTTTCTTTTTTGATATACGTTTTCGTATTTTGAAAGCTGACTTTGTACTACGTTGCTGTCTGTGAGCCAGTTGTAAAACTTTACATTGGTATTGTCTATGTCGTCGTATAGACCTTCCAATTCGCCGATCAGTTCGCTGGTTTTTTCTGACAGTCGGTCTTGTATTGTGGGCTTGTAGACTTCGACAGGTTTTGAACTAGTTTCCACAAGTACTTCTGGTTCAGCTTGCTCAATTGCACTGTCTATGGTTTTAATTAAGAATTCAGTATGACGAGTCCTAAATGTCATTCCAGCACGACGAGCCATAATAAGACTACAGGCTGTCATTGGAATGCTTCGATCCGAACTGCGTTCAAATGCTTTAATCTGCTCTTTATTCCAACTTCCGGTAGTTTTCATCCATTCTACCACATATTTTTTACAATCCTTTTGATTATAATAATAGTTGTAATAATAGAAACTACGGCGAAGCAAGCTATCAAATTGTTCATCTGACCAGTCTACGGATTCTTCAGGCCACTGTGGTTCGCCGCCTGTATATTTTTCGTCCGCAAAAAGCGGATTTCGAATTTTAGTTTCTTTATTTTTAATCTTAATTCCAGCAACAATTGCCATTTTTTACTCCGGTTTAATTAAAATTGCCATAGTTATATAGCTTTCTAAATTTTTTCAATGCCTGTTTTTTATATTCACCGTTGATAGTCCATTTTGTTATTATAGCAGAAACGGTTTTTTATGTCAACATAACCATAAATATACAATAAACGGAATCACAAATGCCTAGACTTAGCATGTGGCGCGACAACCACACAAACGATTACAAATTTTTTGATAAAAGAATATCAGAAGAATTTACCATTGGTGGCACTGGTGTACTGTTGCACAAATACATCGGCACTAATGTGCAGGCAAATGCGTATCCCACTGCAAATACAACTTCTTCTGGTAGAACATTATATTTTGGAAATGTAGCACCATTTGAAGTTGGACAGACTGTAAGCGGTATAGGCATCGCAGCAAATACAATTATAACAGGAACAAACGTAACTAGCAACACTATTACTATAAGTGCCAATGTTACTTCTGCTATAACATCGGGGCAACCACTTAATATATATTGGAAAGATGCTACTCAACCTGTTTATCAAAATCAAAGTGCTTTAAATATTCAGGATTTATTGTTTTTAGAAAATAGAGATCGAAAATATGATACTTCCGTCTATACTCTTCGGGGCATTTATACTGTTAATGATAACGATTTTGATTTAAAACAATTTGGTATCTTTTTAAGTTCAGACACTGTTTATATGACTTTCCATCTCAATGATACTGTGGCATATTTGGGTCGCAAAATTATGAGCGGAGATGTGCTAGAACTACAGCACAAAAAAGATTATTATCCATTAAATGAAGATATACCTGCTGTGTTAAAAAGATATTATGTGGTGCAAGATGCCAGTTTCGCAGCAGAAGGATTTAGCCAAACTTGGTGGCCGCACCTATGGCGTGTAAAACTTACACCGCTGATAGACAGTCAAGAATATAAAGACATTATTAATCAACTTGTTCCAAACAGCGCCAATAATACTCCTATAGGAAACTACGTGAGTACGTTAGACAAACTTATTTCAATCAATGATGCTATTATTCAACAAGCGGAAATTAATGTACCCAAAAGTGGTACTGATATCAACGATTTGTACATTGAACCAATTAACCCCGACGGCAGTCCAGGTGATCCAACAGGGCAAACTGTAGATTTAACAAATTTATATGTAGATTCAACTTTGGATTTTACAAATACTCAACCGACTACGCCAGACTCTAATGTTCCAGCATACCTTGGAGGCGACGATATACCTCCCAACGGATGGCCAGTCACTGCTGGAACTAGTTTTCCAGCTAGTCCGACCATTGGAGATTATGTGTTAAGAACAGATTATGTCCCTAATCGTTTGTTCCGCTATAACGGCACAAGATGGATTAAAATCGAAGACGGTGTTCGTACTAATCTTACCCCAGGTCCGGACAACAAAACTCAACGTAGTATCTTTGTTAACGATACTTCCACTTATGTCAACAATGAAGGTCAGACAATGCCTACTAGACAAAGTCTCAGCAAGGCACTCACTCCTCGAGCTGACAATTAATATGTGCATCTAATAGAAAGAAAGAAACAATGAGTTTACAAAGCTTTTTTTACGATCAACAAATACGAAGATACATCATACAATTTATTCGTATGGTGTCAAACTTTCAAGTTGAATTTGGCAGGGATCGTAATAGTGTTATAGCATTACAACGAGTTCCTGTGATATACGGCGATAGCAGTAGACAAGTTGCCAGTATTATTCAACAAAACAGTGAAAATGTATTAAATGCAGTGCCAGCCATGGCTGTATATGTCAGTGGTCTTACCTACGACAGGGAAAGACTGCAAAATCCCACTTATGTAGGCAAATTAAATCTTCGAGAAAGATATTTTGATCCCGCAACTGGTCAAATGAGTACCACACAAGGCGATGTGTTTACAGTAGAGCGGTTAATGCCAGTGCCTTATAAACTTACACTAAATTTAGATATTTGGACTAGCAACACAGAACAAAAACTACAACTGTTAGAACAATTAACTATATTATTCAATCCTGCTTTAGAAATTCAAAGCACTGACAATTACATCGATTGGACCAGTATTACCTATGTTCTACTAACCAATGTGAATTGGAGTTCTAGAACCGTGCCCATGGGCACTGATAACCCAATTGATGTTGCAACACTGACTTTTGAATTGCCTATTTTTATCAGTGCTCCTGCACTAGTAAAGAAGTTAGGGGTAGTGCAAAAAATTATTGCCAGTATATTTGACGGATCTGGCGGAATTAACGAAGCCATCTACGATGACGAAAAGTTACTATCTCAGCAGTATTTCACACCATTAACCTACGGTGTTATACTATTTGATAACGAACTTCGATTAGTAAAATACGATCAGCATGTTACAGAAGATTTTGGCGTTCAAGTTGTTAAAGAGTTGTTAGCACCGGTTACAGCAAATGCCAACGTCATATTGTCTGACACTGATGGTATTTCGAATAATATGGTTATATCTGGACTGAGCATTACCAGCAATGCTAGTCCGACTATTACAACTGTGCCGAACTGTATAGTAATTGGAATTAACGGAGATACTGTAACTGCCAGTAATTTAATTACCGGAAACATCGGAGACAGGATTGTGTTTACTGCTACAACTCGTAAAGAGGGTCCATCTGAAC